TCATGGACGGGGCATTTTCCACCAGGCGGTGAGTTCGGCGGTCGTCCCTGCGAATCTGCTGCGATCGCAGCGGCCAATCCCCGCGACCGGAGCGACGTCGGAACCGACCCTCCCGTCTGTGTGCTGCCACAGCGTCCATTTCGACCAACCCGAAGGGCAAACCGGCCGCGAATTGTACGCGGGTAACCACAACGGGCAACGCGACAGCACGCCGTTGGGGAATCCTGTACCACGCCCGTCCGGTCCGTAGCGGCCGATATAGACGAGCGGCGGGTTGCCGGTAGCCATTTGCAACCGCGCCGCGGCCTCTGCGGTCTGTACAACCGTCACGGTTGTCCCAATGTCGTTCGGCTCAGCATCGAGCGCGAGCATGGAACAGCCCTCCACCACGGATCGGAAGTTCTCGATTTGAAGCTCAGGCGAGGAGTTATCGAGAAAATGATAGGCCCCGACAAGCAGCCCGACTGCGATCGCTTCGGCGCAGCGTTGAGCGAATGTCGCATCGATCCAATGCGAGCCCTGCGTCGCCTTTAGGATCACCGCTGCGATTCCCGCCGACTTGACTTGCGCAAAATCGACTGGCGTCTGCCAATGACTGAGGTCGACCACAACGTCGGAGGTTACCGACGGGACATAAGGCTCGGAACCTGGGTTTAATGACGAAGCCAAATTGCTAATAAAGCGCGATTGGGTCATTGGTGAAAAAGTCCCAAAACTGCCTGCTTGAATTGCGCCATCGCGGTGGCGGCGGCGACGATGCCGCCGCCGAGCCAAAGGGCGACGCGCAAACTAAAACGACCTCGGTCGGCAACCGTGACAAGTTCCTCGACCTGATTGACTAGTCCTTTGCGACCTTTGCTGTCGCCGTGCAGGGCGTGGTGGATTTCTTCGATGTCGCGCCGGATCAGCGCGAGCTGGGTCTCTAAAGGATAGGCTACCAACCGGTCGTCCGCGGGCGGCATGCGCAACCTCAATTTAGGCGTCCTTAAACTTTCGGGGTTGTCCCGTCGGAGTTCCGTCGCCGCCTGGCCCGCAGGTCATCTTCTTCGCCCGACGATCCTGATACCGCGAGGCCCAAAGCTCAGCGTCTTGGTCTCGCCGCCGACTTGAATACAGCATTCGCCGGTCGCTTCGTCGGCGGTGATGATCTCGCCCGGAACATCAGTGTAGTCATCGGTACGGACGATTTTCCAGCGCCGCTTATCTTCGGTGCTATGCCAGGATTCGAGCTTCATTATGCAGTTCCCATGACGGTCCATGCAAGATTTGCCAGGGTAGCGTCGGGGATCGACGGCGCGACGATGGCAAGCACGTCACCGCCATTGAACACAATGGCCGCGCTCATCGCGAAAGTCGCCGTGGTGGCCGATGCGGCGAACACCATGGTCCCGATATTCACGCCGTTCTTCTGTATGCTGAAGGTCGTCGTCGCGGTTGCCGCGATCGCGCCCCCGCCCCGGCTGCCCGAAAGCCCAGCAGGAACGGTCGCCGGGACGGTGAATACATAGCTCTGCAAGACCAGGTTGGCGGTAGGCTTGCCGCTATAAGAGCCGCTGACGATAATTGTAGAGGCTTGGCCTGTGCCCCTGACCAGGTAGTTGTATGCCGGAACTGCGGCTAAGCTCTGTAATCCGCCGCCGACAATGTTCGTCGACGGGAATTTCAAATAAATGGTCTGACCGATTAGGCTGATCGGATAGGAAAATCGCCCGATCGCCTCATCGAGCCGAGCAAAGCCAGTACCTGAGGGATGATCGACGATCGCGCTACCGTAAGCGCCGCGATAAAGCGTTGTTAGATTATACTTTCCAGGCGCTGCAAGCGTCGCGGTCTGATAGGCGAGAAGCTCGCCGCCAGCATAGCACAGGGTGACCAGATTGGCGGCGTCCGTAGCGGAGACCGAGACCAGTTGCCCTTGGCTTTCACTAAGATCGACAGCGAGAGTACCGGTAGTATCGGGCGAAGAATGAGGGGGTAGATCGGCGATCAGTGCTCCTTGGGTCGCTGGCGCGCTAACCGCTCCAATTAGCGCGAATGAATTGCCGTCGCTCGAAATCCAGACTTGTGCTCCGCCCCAGTTTGCGGCGCCCGACAGTGCAACCCAAATTTCGGGGCTGCCGGTCAGCAGAGCGGCTGGCGGCTCGAAAATGATCGGCTGGTTGACATCACCCGCAGGCGAGCTCCAATTCGGGACATAGCCGGCACCAGACTGTTTGGGATACAGCGCCGCCGTCGAATAGCCGCCGAAGAAATCCTCCGCAGTGATCGAAAGCGTGCCCTCCTCGTCCTCCTCGACCGCTGTGATACGCACGGTCAGCCCCGAAACACCGAGCCTCGAATCGGAGATCTCGACAAGATCCATGGGCTCGAGTAGACAATACTTCCACCCAAGCTTGAACGTATAGGTATTGCGGAACAACAACGCGCGCTGCGGCATCAGCTGCGCGACGAGCGGGCCTACGGTCAACGGGTCGACGATTGCCCGAGCCTTCAGCGAGCTGTCGCGGCGCACGCCATAAAGCTCAATCGCCGCCTGATCGAAAGCCTCAACCACCGTAGTGTTGTAATTATTCGATCGGTCCAGACATTCCAGTTGAATAGAGTTGGTAGCATCCGCCGGCGTCGACCGCATAATATGCAGCGGATCGTCGCTGAACCCGCCGGTGCTCGGACCCCCGCCGGAGCGCAACAGCGGACCGCCCGGCGACACCCCGGCACTCGTCCCGACGCTCGACTCCTGGACGATAAAATCGTCGTCTCCCAGGCAGTAGATCGGGGCGGTATTGGGCGTGTAGGTCGTGCCGTTGCCGCTCACCGGCTGATCGCCATAGGGGACAATCTTCAACAGTCCTCCCGACCAGACAATCGCGCTATTGGTGATCTTGACAATATCAGCTAGGTGTTGCCGCGCTTCCTGCTGGCTGTCGAGCATCGGCGACAGTACAATCCCGAGTGCCTGACAATAGGTCGAATATAGACTCAGATCGCTAAGGTTTTCCGGAGGAAAACTAGCGCCATAGCGCGGATTGGTCAGAAAGTCGGAGACGATCTCAGCCGGATTGGCATCGAGTCCATTCGCGCCGGTAAGCCGTAAGAGGCCATACACCTCGAATGAAAAATTCGGCAAAGTGGCCGTGTTCCCCATTGCGTAATTGTTGGCGACGACGGTTGCGGTCCCGGAATAACCGAGAGCCTTGTCGCTGTGGTTCGTCTCCCAATACGGATCTGGCGTTTGGCCATCGCTCCCGAGATAGACCGCCGCCGGGAGCATCGACAGTGCTCCGACGTTCTTGTCCCACCACACGGTGCCAATGCCGGCGATTGGACCTTGACAGACACCCATGATAACAGAAGCGCTGTATTTGTATTGCTGGCCGCCACCCTTGCCACCTCCTCCCCCTTTGCCACCAGCACTTTGTTTCGATGGTGTGGCCTTGAAGTCGTCGTATTCAATCAGGTTTGGGGAAACCCGGGTCGTCCCGTAGACGAGCGGAATTACACCGCCATGCTGCGAAGTTTGGAACTGTAGCGAGCCAACCGCCTTCTGCTGCTTAGCGTTCGATGCGCTGCTTAGGATGCCGCCCATGGCCAGTGATCAGGGCTGGCAGATTGGAAACGGGTCAAAAAAGCGCACTTGACGGTCAATCAGCGGCGGCTGGTCCGCATTGGCATACACGACCCCCGCATCGCACCAGGCATGGATCAGCCGCGGCCAACAGATGACAATGGCACCGTGCGCGAAGCAGCGGCCGAATTTAAATACTGCGAGATCACCGCATTGAGGACGCCCGTCAATCTCGCGGGCGTAGCGCATGACGCCGTGAACATAGCGCTCCGCGTCCCTGTGCAAATTCCAATCAGGCGGATAAAACGGCACATTGATATGTGGGGTCACGCCCGCCGCCTCGTAGACCTCGGCGAGCAGCATCAGGCAATCAGTGCCACCGCCCTTGACCCGTCCCATGTGGTGATAGGGGGTCCGCAGCCAGGTTTCCGCCTCGGCGATAATCCGCGACCTTTGGTTCATACCGCCGTCTCCGGCGTCGGGATGTAGGGAAAGCCGCCGAAGTGAATGGCGTTGTTGAAGACGTTCGTGCACGCGGCCAGCGTGCGGTCGCAACCCGGCAGCAGCTGGAATCGGTCGCCGACCAGGACCTGCGAGAGGAACGCCAGTTTCACATAAACCCAACCCTCGCCCATATTCGCGACGGTGCGGCTCGATCCGGTGTTTGCCCCGCTCACGCCGATGATTGTCCCCTGGACGTAGAGATTGGACGGGGTCGGGTTAAGCGAGCTTGCGATTTGCGCCGGGCTCGACCCGGGCCCAGCCAAAAAAACTGTTTGCAGGCTAGACCGATCGAATTGGCACATCGCATCGCCGAACAGGTGCGCGCACGACGATTGCCACAGCCGGCGCGGCATCTGAATATTCAGAAGCTCTAGGTGCGAGCGGCATTTGAGGTCAATCCCGGTACGGGTGCACTCGATATCCGAGATACGGCCGGCAAAAAGGACCACCGTTCCAGCACTGGTGTCGCCGTAAGCTGGCATGAAGGTTCGCTCGAGCTGGAGAAGCGCGCCATCGAGCTGTCCTTGCCAGGTTGCCTGGAGGAAAGACACGCCGCCGATCAGATCCGTTCGCTCCGGATAAACCTTAACTTCAAGTTCGTCGACCTGGGTGCCGATAACGACCCTCGTTTTTGATCGCTCGAATCTTGGTCCGAGCTCGAACGTATAACCATCGACGCTGAGTGCTGTCGGCGCCGCCGAGTAGCGCAGCACCGAGCCTCCGACCAATGTGATCGTATAAAGGTCCGCCATGATGAACCGATCGCTACTCGCAAGCAGCGCAAGCAGCGCAGGGCTGGCGGCCTTCACGTACGCACCGATATGAACGTCAGCTTTTTCAATTGCCACAGACGATACATGAAATTTTCGAAATCGTATTTATCGTCAATGAAGCGGCATCGGAAGTAATACGTGAAATCGGCGCTGACGACCAGCCCGCCTCCCGGCGCTATATTGAAGGAGACCATGCCACTATCGGGGTCGATGCGGTAAGCTGAAGGGTTTTGTATGATTCCATTGAGGTAGATCGCACTGACGACATTCGGCGCTGCGATCGGTTCAAAGAACCCACCGCCGGACAGTGTCGTGCCCATAGTGCGCTGGAGCTGGAAAACCGTCGTGCTGGCGTTTCCGATCCCGATTTGCTGCCCAGTGACCTGACAGTCGCTTGGATCCTGAAACAGGAATGTACCGAAGGCGCCTTGGCAGAGCATAAAGAACCCAACCAAAGTTCTAAGCTCGTCGTAGCCGGCGGCCGGGTCGTCGCGCAAAAAATCGTAGACCAGCGCAAATTGCCACAGCGGGTAAGGATAATCGAGGGCCCGCAATTCGCGCCCTGATGCCGCGCGCTGAATTCGGGTCTGAAACGTCGGCGTCTTAGTGACGCTCCAGGCCAGCCCGGGTAATCTCGGAAAGATCAACCCCATCACGCTGTCCGCAGCGTCGAGCCGTTGCGCATTGCCTTGTTGACCGCGGAGACGAGCAAGCTGCCGTTACTTTGAAAGAACCGTTTAACGTCTTGGCTATCGATCGCAGAGACATTGATCACCACCGGACCGGCACTCGCTCCGGCCCCGCCATTGGCTGAGATCATGCCTTGCAACCCTTGGCTGATATTGGCCGGTAGAATCATCTCGTTCTGGTGCACCATGGCAAGCTGATTTGAAGGGACTACCCAGCCGCCAGCTGCCGACGCGATCCCACTCGCGGCGGCCATCACTGTTGCTTCCCCTGCGGCGGCAGGTCCAGCCGCTGCCGGTCCCATAATTGGAGATAGGAATGCAAAGATACCGCCGAACGCCTGCGCCGAATCGGTAACGATGCTCTTGACCGCATTCAACGCCTTCATCGCCAACCCGGCTGCCATTCCCTCACCCTCCGCAGCGGTGCGCGCTGCCGCGCCGACCTCGGTTGCGGTAGTCATGGCGAGTTGGTTGGCGATCCAGTTGGTCACCATCTTGACCCCGAGGTTCACGAATTCGCCAATAATCGATTGGGTAATGTTGGCAGCCGCTTTCTGCAAGGTCGTCGTTCCCAGGATCATGCCGGTAATAGACGTGTCGAAGGCCCGTTGGATCGGTTGCATGATAGTTTGCCAAGCTCGTTGGCTGTTCTGCGCCGCTTGAATGTCGAGTTTTTGTTGGTCGGTCAGGAATTTCTCGTACGCCAGGCGCTCCTCATCGGATATTTTTTGCCTGGCGCCAGCATCGTTCTCGGCCGCCGCGAGCTTCTTCTCAAAATAATCCTGGTCAAGCGCCCACTTTGTATCCAGCAGCCCCTGGAGTTCTGCAAGCTCCTGCGTCCGCGAGACCCTGCCGAGTTCGGCAGTGGCTTCTATTTCGGCCTTCTTGCGGGCGTAGATGGCGCCGGTGACCTTTTCGTCGCCGTTGAGGGCGGCGAGCCCCTCACGCCCGCCCTGCGCGCCGCCTGAGCCAGCGTTGCCGCTATCATCCGCGCCGCCATAAGGCACCATGCCGTTGCCGATCGACCCCGCAAGGCTGGCGGCTCCGGTTTGCAGCGCGCCGATGCTTGATCCGATTTGCGCGGCGGCAGCGCCCAACTGGGCTTGGGCCTGCTGGGCGGCGACGCCCAATCCGGCCAATTGAGCCCGCATGGCATCCGTCGCTGCCTGGACCGAACTCGATGCGACCTCCATGCCGGACTGGAGACCGTCGGTCTGGGCGCTGATGACGACGCTGGTTTCAATGTCAGCCATGCTTGCCTCTCAATGCCAACCTTTGCACCTGCGGCTTCGCGGAGCGCGAGATTCGGGTGGTGCCTCAGTCTGCTGTGATGGTCCGACGGCGCAATTCAGCAAAGTCGAGGACCACGCGTGTCATGCCGCCATGAACATCCCCGGAGGCAAATCCGGGTCCGAGCTGGGCAAGAACCGAGCCGGGGTCGCAGGCCGCTCTCGCGGCTCGCCCCACAGGTGTCTGCGGCGACCGCCTTTGGCCACCTCGGCCGACACCGAGATATGCCCCGACCAACAGGTGTAGCGGCGGGTGCTCGGCCCAATAGGATGCCAGTTCGTCAACTTCCAAAAGCGTCATTTCATCAATTACGGGATAGCTGTAGCCGCAGGCAGTGGCGAGAAGCCCGTAGATTTGTTCCCAGCCCTCTCGGACCGCTCCGCGGTGTTCAGCGGTGGCTCGGGAATCGCTAAATCGGCCCCCGGGAGAGTTCCGAGGGCCGCCCCTTCCCCCAAAGCAGCTCCGCGCGGCTTAAGACCCGAGCCGGTGAGGACGGCGTTCAGCACTGCGCTGGCGTTCCCGAGATCGAGAAGATTCTCGACCTGATCCGCCGACATGTCAGGATAGTTTCGCTGCAATGCTGCGGTGACGATCTCGACGAGGACGCCAATCTGCGACTCGCCCATCGACGCACCAATCTCGGTCAGCTCGCGGACCTTGGGCATCAGACGCCGGAGCTGGCCAAGGGTGAGCGGCGGCACCACCCAATCCTGACCGGCCATTGTGACCAAGACGCCGGGGATCATCATTCGACGGTGCTGAAGTAACCGATCGTGCCCGAAGCATCCGCAAACGCCATAAAGTCGAGTTCGCTGATCGTCCACGTATCGAGCTTGGTCGGCAGTGACATCTTGTTTGCCGTACAGGCATTGAGGCGAAGCGCCGTACCGTTGCCGCTATAGGTCGTGTAGAACGTCGCCTTAAACGTCGGAGTCATACCCATTACCTGGTTCGTGATGGCCAGCTTGCTGCCGCTGGTCGCAACGTTGTAAGTGTACGAGATCAACAGTGCAGCGCTGGCATCGGCGGAAGAAAAGGTATAGACCCCAGTGGAAACATTGACCGAGTATTGACCGGCAGCCGCGGGCGTGGTTACGCGGTTGAAGCGTTTACCAGTGCCAGCCTAGACAACGCCGAGATCATCATTGTAGCTAGAGGCATTGGCAACGGCGACCGTGAATGGCGTCGATGCCGGAACCGTGGCGGCTTCGAGCTGCGAGACTGCGAATTGGCCGGTCGCCGGAGCCAACCCGAAAAAGATGTCGGAGTACAGCAACCCGAGGATCTGCGCGAACTTTGCCTTACCGGTGATCTTGCCCTGTCCGCGAGCGATCGCCACCGGAAATTGCAGTTGGCCGTAAAGTTCTTTGTCGGTCCAGTCGAAGTCGATTTGGATGTCTTGCAACACACCGAACTGGCGCGGGCCGATACCCGAGCCGGTCACATCAGTGCGTTCGCCCCATACCGCACCCGAGCCGAAGCTCAATTGCATATCACACACTCCCTTTCAAGAGCCGCTTGAGTCGCTCCTTGGCGGCGTGGGCAACATTCCAGGCCTGCGTGTCGCGCGCGACCGTCGAGCCGGGGAAATGGTCTGCCCACCAGCGTTCGATCAGCTGATCGATCGAAACAGGTTCGGCAGTTTGGATGGTGCCGAAATCTTTGTCTGACATAGGCCACTCCTTCAAAAAGCGCCGATTTCAAGAACATTGAATGACCGCGGCGCATCCCTCCACGGGCGTAGCCAAGAGGAACGTCTCAATCCCGCGCCCGCGTCGTTCCGGTACCGTCAAACGCACAGGATCTCGACCGGCACGATCGCGATTGCCTGATCGCCGAGTACGCCTTCATCGGTTTCAACCTTGCCCGCGATATAAGCGTGCTGGACCATATCGGGCAGGCCGAGATTCTGAATGCCAGTCGTCGGTGACGGCGCCAAAGCGGCTTCAAGCGCGTCGAGCAGCGGGTTCAGAATGGTACCCGGCGTTACATACGGATCGTTCGAATGGGCGTATACATAAAATTCGGCGTACAGGGTCCACACGATTGGCGCGCCCAGCTTTTTGATCGCGGCGTTGCCACCTTTCTCGCACATGAACAATGCCGGCTGCTCAGCCGGCGCTACATCTGCCCAATGTCGCAGGCGCCGATTAGCGCTTGCGAATCGAGCCGCGCCGGCCCCCAATTCCCACAGCATGGCGTAAACGATCTCACGAACGATCATCGGCCAATCCCCGTCCGCGGTCCTCGGGAACAGCGTATTGGTGAAGCAAGATCTTGGGTTCTCGGTCCGCGGCTGTCTCGGAAAAGGTTCCCGCGATTGGCGCAAAAGACACAGATGTCCGGTACCAGGCGAACGTCACGTCACCGCCTCGCGCAGAGTCGCTTCCACCTCGTCGCGGATCTCCGGCGCCATTTCTTCCATTGCCGAGCGCAGGAATGAGCGCTCGGGAAGATTCATTCTCCGACGGTAAGCCCGGACATTGATCGTCTTCTCGGAAATTGGGCGTCCGAAGGCTTCTTTGATATTTCGTAGGCTCGCTCTGACATCCACGGTGCCAGAAAAACCGAATTCGTGGGCACGCGCATAGTCGCTGTCACTAAAGATAGACGCAGTGATCCCGGCGGCGCCCTGGTCGATCCGCAATTCGATACTCGATTTCAGCGCCCCCGACCGGATAGTCAGAACTTGGCCGCTGAGCTCGTCCTGCTGAACCTTGTTTTGGAGATCGATCCCCAGCTTGGTGATAGCCCGCGCCAGCCCCCAATTGACCGCGTCCGGGATGGCGCGCAGCCGGGCCAGGATTTCCCCCTCGCCAAGGATATAGGCCGCAATCAAACGACAGCCGAAAGTATCGCCGGATCGGAGCCAGTCGGCGCCGCAGTCGGGCGGATTCCGACAATCGGGGACACGAGGCGATATTGCTGCAGCAGTGTCTTAATCGCGTCACTCAGGTCTTTTTGTGAGTAGCTGACAGTCTCGGCCCCGCCCATGGATTTCGAGATTTCGCCGATACGAGTGCGCTCGCGGTAGCGAAGCGCGACGAGCTCGATGCATGCCTGAGCGATCTCGGACGGCGTGGTCGAATACCCAGCTGTGTATACGACGACAACGTTCTGGAGCCCGCGGTTAAACCTATAGCCGCGAAGCGAGAGTTGTGTCGTACTGAAGCTATAGCCGTCAGCCGTGCTCGACGCCGCAGTTGGAATCACCTGATCGTCGATCGTCAACAACTGCACCGCGCTGACCGGAAAGCAGCCGAATTGCAGCCTTCGACCGCCGGTCCCACCGCGTACCTCAAGGTAATCTGACGGTGCGATTTGACGGCTGAGCCAAGTTTGAATATACTGACTGGCCGCGGTAACGAGGCGGGTAAACAAGGCATCGTCAGTGGTTGGAAAGGCGCTCTGCCCGGTCTGCAGCCACGCCTTAACGTCGACCAGCGTCGTCAGGTCACCCGAAGCCACTTATCAGCCCTTTACGGACCGATGGCTTGGCGCCCGGTTCTTGTGCTTCAAGGCCGATATCTCGCCTCGCGGCACGGCAACGAAACCGTGCGCCAACAATTCGAACGCGGCCTCGGCTGGTACCAAGACATCGCCATTCTCGTCGCAGGGATATTGACGGCCGGCATAGGAGCAACCGCGTGACTCATCATGATGCAGCCTGAGACTGCCGGACGAAAATGCCGCATCTTTGGCCTTTGACAGAGCAAACCCTCCCCTTGCGATCAACGGGCCGGCGGCCTCCGGCGGCACCTGGACCAATCCTTGATTGTCTACCGGGTATCGTATCGTGCCATGACTTGCCTCATCCTGGCCGAACCATGCGCGGAGCGATATAGACTCCCGCGCCGTGAAATCCCCGGGGCAAGGCCCCGGGGTATTGACAACAGGCGCTCCTTGTGGAGGCGCCGCGATACTAGGCATTGCCGTCACCCGTTGGCAATATTGCAGATCACGCCCATGGCAAAGGGTGCGTATACGGCGAGCACTTCCTCGGCATACACGCCAACTTGACGCTGACGGGTGACAATCGGCCAGTCGATCTGGTAGTAGTCTTGCCGTGTTTTGATCTCCGCAACGTTCGGCACTTCGTTCGACTGGTATTGGATCGGCAGATTCTCGGCCCAGGCAATGATCGTGCCAGGAGGTACTCGCGGATGGATCCTGATCGGGATCCGCAGGCCGCCATTGAGCGCGAACGGATTGTAGTAGAACTGAATCACTCCGGAGGCGGTCAATTGATACTTACCGGCGCTACCGTCAGCTGGCGTATCATAGCGTAGCAAGGAACCTGACGCGTTAGACAGAACCTTTGTCGTTATGTTCTTCAGTTCTTGCGAATTGACATAGAGAACTGTCGGCGACAACTGAAAATTGTCCCACATCTTTTGGAACATCGTATCGATCTCGTTGACCGAGCCGCGCCCAGATGCAGTCAGCGACATCCCGGTCCCGGCCGTCCCGGTTCCCATGACGCTGACATACGCGTTTGACCCAGCCTTGAGAGCAGTCGTCAACAGCCCGTCATACGCATAACTCGGATTGGCCGAGTTATCGGTGGTAATGGCCGTCTGGGATTGGTTGCCGGTGCTGAGCGGCGCAGTGACAGCCAGGCTGTTGATTGTGGTAATTGCCTGCAACGTCTCGGTACCACCAATGGTTGAGATATATCAGGCATAAGCAACCGCTCCCTGAATCGGGGTGACGGTGCCGAATAGCGCCTGGCCGAGAGTGACTGCTTGGCTCGCCTCCGTGCTGATATTCGACGAACCACCCGCGAGGGTGAAACTTTTGCCGTCAGCGCCGGTGACGGCTTTCGAAGTGGCGACACCACCCAATAGGCTAGAATTCTGGTAGCCTTCGAGCGTCAGCGCTACGACCTTCACGAAATAGGTCGCCGCCGGAAGAGTTGCACCAGCGCCTGATGCCGACAATGTCGGGGCTGATGGCGTGCCTAAGGTCAACGAGGCATTGCCGGCGAGGATCGCCATCTCCTCCTTGAGCATCATCTTCTGAAGCAGGCGGAACGCCATTTGCGCCTGGATGTCTTCGAACTGGCGGCCGGCCGAAATCGCTTCGAAGGTGGCCGCGTCTTCCTCGCCGATTGTTACAAAGGCGGAGGTTTTGTTAGATGTCGAATACGACATCTGGCCTGAGCGTTGGCCTTCCGGCACCCACCCCATCGAATCAAAGCCGGAGCCGATGATGGCGTTAACCTGACGCCAATTTGTCGCCGAGCCAACGCCCCCGCCAACCCGCGGTATGATGTTCCGGATCGGAGTGACAAACGGATAGAGGTTTTTTGCGGGCGCTTGAAGGTCGTACGCCAACAGGCCGGTCGCCGTCGAGATAGACTTGGCGAGTCTACCGTCCGGCTTGGCCAGAACCCCTTTCATGAGGTCCAGAGATTCCTGAGTAATTGGATTCATCAAACCTTCCTCCCGAAAGGGGGGCAATGGGAAGCCCGGTATAGAACCGGGCTTGGCGATGGCCTTTCGGCCGGATTTGGAGGGCGCGGCGCACCCGACAACAAGGCTTGCCGACGCGGCATTTCAACGTGGTCAATGATGTGAGATCGCGGGGCGTCGGCCGCTTTGCTGACCCAAAGCTCCGCGATTTCGCGGAGCTATCTGTAAGGTCCCGTGGAGCTACTGCAGTGGTCTCGTCCCGTCCATCCAGAAAACCAGGCTCCAGCGCGTCCCGCTTTCGACGATCGACGCCCGGTGAATGACAAATGAGGGGAACAAAACAATGTCACCGATATCGAGATCGACTTTGTTTTCTGCCGACTGGCCATAAAAGACTTCGATCCCGCCGCCTCTCCTCGAATTATTTGAAGTCAGCTCAACGACGGCAGTTATTTTCCGCAAACTCATCTGTTGCGAACCCAGATCCATATGCCAATCATAGTGCTGACCAGACTGATACCGCGTAAGTTGGGCTTGGCCCATGTCCTCAGCCAGCTCAAATCCGTATTTCGAGTTATACTGACTGACCGCCTCCCACACTCGAGCAAAGATCCAATCCGTAGCGGCGAGGCGAGGTATCCAAAAGAGATCGCTGTCCCTCAATGTAAGACCCGACAAGTTCGATATCTTACCTTGTACTCGATGATTTGGATCGTGCAGTGTGATGATATTCATACACTCTATAGGATCAAAGCGTCTCTTGTATATTTCGTAATAACTGTAACTTTGCCAGAAATTTCCAGCAGTTTCGGGGCTTCCCTGTTTCATGGCGTTGCGACGGCTTGCAATGACTAATTCGCGCGGGTTCACGGTTCATCCGCGGTCGAGCCGATTACTCGAATTGGATTCGCGTAGCTAGCCTTGATCAACATCAACGTCTGTTCCTCCTTGGTCATTTTGGCGAGGGCAGAGGCGATCGTTTCCGATGAGAGCTGCGGATCGGCGCCGGCGACGCGGTCCTGCTGCTTTGAGATCGAGGCGGTGCCTTTGGCGATCGTCAGTGGCGGCAGCGGCGTCCGGGCAATGTCGTCGACCCGCTTTGTCAGTCGCTCGAGCATTGGGACGATCTCTCCAAGAGCCTCGACGAGCACCGCCTTTTCGACCCGCTCCCCGGCCAAGGCCTTCGCGAGGTCTCCCGGGCTTATTGCCTTGCCGGACGCGCTTCCGCCGCCCGGCCGCTGTTCCTCGCTCAGAGGGAGTGTCCCGGCGATGCCCGCTGCATCGCGTCGGGCCCCCGCCGCAACGAGATGACGGTGCGCGGCTTCGAAATGGTCCATTGTCTCCGTTAAATGGCGTGCCCCAAGTTTCCCGGCACGTCTGCATATCGTCCCCCCGGTCAGTTCGCCGAGGCAATCATAGGCAACGTCCATCAGGTGCTGGTGTACGCGCCCCCGTTTACCAAGCGCCGCAGCAATGACGCTGAGCGTTTTGACGGTGTTGTCAACCGAGGAATCGGATCCTGGCGCTGAGCCCTCGTCATACTCGATCGTCTCATCGGTCGAGTCCTCGATCGGCACGGCGCCCGCTTCCTGAAGATGGTCTCGCGCTTTGCGTACGTCCTCCCTCTCATCGATCGCCAGTCCGCCGATTTTGAGACATTTGTCGCATGCTAGGTGCGCCATATCCATCAGTGCTTGGTCGCCCAGCGAATGCTTAGCCTTGGCAAGGAGACCGGCGGCGACATTCCGCATATTTGGTTTGCCTTTCCGCAGGAGATTAGCGGCACGTGGCGCGCCGGCAGCCATCGCCAGCGTTCCGGACATCACCGGCGTGAGCGCCGCGTCATCCATTTCCCGGTGCAGTTCGCCGGTTTCTTCGGTTGCCAAAGCGTTCAAAAACCCGCAAAGCTCGGCGATCATCGCCTGGAGCCGAGCAGGCTGCGGCGAGTCGTCGGTCGCGATTGTCGCTTCGAGATCGAGAGCATCTTTGAGCCAGTCGAGATCGACGATCACGCGAGCGACGCGGCCGACATCCCAAAGCGCCTTGGTAAGCGCGGCGCGCGAGGCCTCTTCAGCAACCGCTGGGGTCGCCGCGGCGATCGCGATTTTGGGTTCGATCGACCCGGCGTTCAGCTTTTCGAGGCATTTGACCGCGTCGGTCTTGGCTAGGTGGCGGTGATCGGGAACCGGGCAACTCCAGATTTGCATCGGTGCGTTGAAGGGATCCTGCGCGAGCGGCGCGCGCGCTGAAGTTGCCGGCCCCTGCATCCCGTCTGCAATGTCACTGCCATCGAAAGCAGCGTCCGACATGATCGCAGCCTTCCAACAGTCGAAAATCGCCTCGGGGTTAGCCGGGCGATCGACCAGAGATATTTCATTGAGCACAAGGCTGGTGATCGCCTGCGGGTTCCCGGCTTCGCGTTGCGTGATGCGGCCGCCAATGGAAAAGCCCCTATAGACCTGATTCTTTACTTTGGCCACGGCGACCGGGTCGACAACATGGGCTACGATGCGCGTCGTGCCATCCTCGCACACTTCGGCTTCGAGCGTTGTTCCGGCAGCCGAAAGTTGATGCATTTCCCGCAAAGCAGGGAAACGCATATAGTCCGGGATCGCCGCACGCATGGCATCAGCCCGCACGATCTCCCCTTGTTCGTCCACGGCCTCTGATGTCGCGATCCCGTGCACGCGGACGGTCCCGTCATACAGAGGCTCGACCTTTTGGATTGCGCCATAAAGCCGCATAATTCGAATCCCAATCAGATGTCCGGATTAGATTCTACCGGTCGCCGGATCACCATCGACACGGTATCGCCAAATCTGCATACGTCAGCTCTTTTGCCGGGATTTCCTGGCGGCCACTGGAAGCGGCCACCTCGTGCTGCTCAGTTTAGAGATTATGGACCCGGCAGCTTGCATTGGACAGTCGCATTCAGCTTCAGAACGCGGCCGTCACTGAGATTGGCCGTGGCTTCAAGAATGTAAGCGCCGCCGGCCGCCGTTGCCGGCATCCTACCGATTAAGCCAACCGAAAACGATCCCAAGCGGGTCAACAGCGACCCATCGACGGGCGAGCGAATTTGAATTGCAGTTTGTGCCGAAACCGCCAGCACTCGGGACTGGGGTTCCGGATCCATCGTTGTTTGATAGGGAGCCATTGCGCAGGTCCAAGTCGTCGACACAATCGTCGCGCCACCCATATCTGCTGTGAAGTCGAAGGCAAAATTATCGATTTCTCCGATCTCGATCGGGTCGAACGGCGTCGCTATGCGCATTTGAAAAAACTCACTGCCCTCTAAGGGGATGCATACTGCTCGGGGCAGCAAGAATGCGGATTCTGCCGGGCGAACGGATCACCCTCTCCGGCGAAACCAGCAGCAATCCCGGCGGGTCCGCCCATTCCAAGGTCAACAACCCGTCGACCGAGATAAGCGCACCGCCGGTTAACAATTCGACGGCCGAGAGCGTTTCGCGGCTTAGAATCGCGAGAGTTTCAGTTGGTTTTCTCGCATCGCAGGCGACCTCGTACAGCCATTCGAGGCAGCCGCCTACATCGGTGGCAAGCCGCCCGCGCCATTCCGCGGAACCGTCGCCCGGCCGAAGGATGCGACAGATGAATTCGCTGAGAGCGATCGTCTCGGCGCGTAACGATGCGGCAGTCTCAAGCCACAGTGATGCATCCGCAGCGACCACGACGGCGCCGGCCCATTCGGCAGGGAGGCCTGCATCCCTGCGAGCTACGCAAGAGAATCCAGTCAGGCTGGCCCCAGTCCGCCCAATGCTGCCGCGGGCTTCGAGGTGCGGTCCGTTGTGGCTCGGGATGATGAGACCCGACGCGATCGCAGCGAGTTCGTCTTTGCGCTCAGTTGTCCGGGACCCTAGTGGAGCCCAACACTCTGCCGTTAGCGTCGAGCTTACTGCCGGCGTATAGGTAACGACGATGACGCCAGCGCCGCCGGCACCGCCCGCACCCCAAGCCGTGCCGATCTGTGGGTAGCCACCGCCGCCCCCGCCGCCGCCATAAATGCCGCCGGTGCCGCCAGTGCCTGCGAGGGTACCGTTACGTCCGCCACCACCACCACCGCCGCCGCCCGATCCGTGAGTTCCGTCAAATTCGCTGCCTGTTGCACCGTTACCGCCAATATCGGAGGTGAAGTACTTCCCTCCACCGCCGCCGCCGCCGGTTCCTGCGCTCCCATTCCCTGCGCCGCTTCCTGTATCGCCAGCACCGCCCCCGATCCCTCCGTTGCCGTTGCCGCCGGCGCCGCCGTTGCCAGCTGACCCGTCGCCATTGCTGCCGGCAGCGCCATTGCCGTTACCGCCGCCGCCGCCTGCTCCAGAGGTGGCGATATTGTTAGGACTGCCTCCGGCACCGCCTGCCCCGTTCGGTCCGCCTGCCCCTCCGCCACCACCCCCGCCGTAAGGGTTTATTCCCCCGACGGCCGCGCCGTTGCCGCCGGAAAACTTGCTCGCGCCAACGCCGCTGGCCGCACCGCCGCCCGCACCGCCCGAGTTGTCGGCGCCGCCGACCCCGCCGGCAGAACCGACCGAGCACACCGCGAGCGAGGTGCCGTTGAACCACGTAGCTCCACCGGAAGCGCCCGCCGATCCCCCGGCCCCTATTTGAACCGCGATGCCGGACGCGCCGGTGAGCGCGATGTTGGTGATTTTGGAATAAGCGCCCCCGCCACCGCCGGAACCCGCATACGAGGTGGTTGCAGTCTGCCCACCACCGCCGGCGCCGATCGTCTCGATGCTGTTGTCTGCCGAATTCCAATCTGTCGGCACCGTCCACGACGTGCCCGAGATTATGAAGAGCTGACTCATGTCGGAACCGCAGGCGGACGGAAACACATGGCCGGCCCCCGCCTCTTATGTTGAGCTGCAGCCGGGACGGGCGTTCCATTGGAAAGCCCTGTCCGATCGACTTCCAGAATTTCGAATGGCCGCTTCAGCTGCTTGGTTACACCGCGGACTGCGTTCGAGGGTGTTGAGGCGATCAACGCTCAGACTGGGGCTGCTCAGGATTGGCGAGCGAGATCGTAGGATCGTCGATCGGCAACCAGGCTGTGGATGCAACACTGTCCGCTGAAGCGCTGATTACCGCATATCGGCGCAGAAAAACACCGCCGACATAACGGTCGCCAAGCTCGGCATTCTCACTCGTGACTAACTGGCCCTCCGAGTGCACGTCAAGCCCCGGATCGGCATTGCAGACACCGATAACCTCTCCCGATTTGCCGACCACGCAGCATCGCCCGCTGAGTGGCGTGACGCCTGTCGCGGCAGCGATCGCAGCTCGGCAGAAGGCATCGTCATAGGGTCCAGCGAGCGGCAACAGAATCATGCTCTCACCATGCGGGGCAATTAATCCCTCGAGTTGTGCATCGTCATCAGGAACCAGCTTCCGGCGCAGAATTTTGCTGTCGGTCGCAAAGAAGACGGCGAGCTGAGTAGCAATGGTCATAGTGCGGCTCGACCCTATTTGGGCCCAAGTGTTCTAGGTGCATTCCAACGACGACGGCGGCGCAGATTGCGCTTTGCGTGCGGCGACAGGCACCGGACGGTTCGGCGACGACCAACTGTCGTGGTATGCCGCCGATGTACCAAAACGCGTCGTCACGCTCCAGTTGACACGGCCGAGGCGGCGCCTCGAACCGTGAACGTGGTGCGCTTCAACACAGTATAACTGTCGTTGATGTAAAATCGCGCTTCATAGGAAGCGTCCGTTGTCGGCGCGGTCATCATGACGGTCGCCGAGGTCATGCCGGCATTGGGCGCCGTTTGCGTGCCGCTCAGGTAAACCCAGGCAATAAAGGCCGTGTCCGCAGCGCCGGCGGCAGCCAAGCTCACCCAATCGGTGCGGTTTCCCGGACCGTTGGCTACGCTTACCGTCAATACCGCGCCTTCTGCCACGACCGCATTGGCAGAGCCGTTCACCGTGATAGAAGGCGGTGGCGGTGGCGGTGGCGGTGCAGGTGGTGGTGGCGGTGGTGGTGG